TCCCAATCAATAGCACCCCAAAGAACACAAGAAGGACTCGCATACCCGTAGTCAGCTGCCCGTATTCTGGGCCAGTTGGTAGGTAGCTCGAAAGGTTCGACCACATGTCTGCTACGTGAAAATTCAGGAAAAGCTGCACCCTCTGCAACATCCCAGTCTCCTTCTAATAGTCGCTTACGCTCCACTTCTGGCAGGGAACGTAGCATCGCTTCGTATTGTCCGTCTGCTAGAAGGTATGGGTTATCTGTCAAACGAGCAGGTACAAACTTTCGGTAGAAGAGAGGCTGTCCTGCTTTCTCGTGGGTATCAGGCCACACGAAGGGTCTTTGTGTATCTATATCAAACGCGGGAAAGGGTTCGTTGGGTTCGATGTTTTCAATGTACATCTTTTTTACCCACCAACCACCTACGCCGCCGGGGTTAGCTGTGCAGCGCATATATAGATGCTGCTGTAGCTCTGGGTCAGTAGCACGAAGACGAGAACGTAAGTAATCCCAAACATACGGCGTTGGGTACTGGGTAATCTCGTCCACACCTATCCAATTAAATGCCTGACCCTGAAAACGTGTTACATCTTTATCGCGGTCAAGGTATGTAAACCAGATGGTAGCTCCTGATGGGAAGTGCCACGTTGATTTACTTTCTCTGAACTTCGCACCGGGAAATGCTTTGGTGTATAGCTGGCGCGACTTGTCGATAAGTTCTGTTAGTTCGTCTAGTGTGCGCCGAAGAAGTAGGCCGCGATGGTTAGGATTATGACAAAAACGAAGAGGGTCAGCAAGTAGTGCGAAACTTTTGCCCCCGCCAGCAGCGCCCCCATATAAGACATCGCGCTCTGAAGAAGAGAGAAAATCTTCTTGAGGACCGTCGTTGGGTTTGAATACAACTTCGTACTCTTCAACCAAATCAGAAACTGTAGAGGATACATTCTGTAAGTCTCCTTCGTCTATGACAGTGGTATGTTTCCCTTGTAGAGCTTTCTCTACTTTAGAAGTACTTTCCTGCAGCTTACGAGCATACCTACGCTTATCTTCTGCTGCTTTGGTAGCCTTTGCTGCTCTTTTCTTAGCATCACGTACCTGCTTCTGTGCAGCCCGTCTAGCACGTTCTGCGCGGGACAGGTTGTAGATAGCTTTTGGTGCGTTGGGGTCTTTTTTTGGTCTACCCCGCTTTTTCGGAGGATTGTCCTGCTGGTCGTCCACGATATATCTTTCCACCCATAGCTTTGCCTCTACTAGAGCGCTCACTTAGGTATGCGTATTTGCTTGCACTGCTTAAACCCGGTCTTAGGTACTTATCCCAGCGCCGCCACTCCTCATCTGTAAGATTTGTAATGCCATCTGCTGCAAGCTTTCGTATTTCGCTGTCACTCCGCATCTATTATCACTTCTTTCTTAGGCGGAAGCAGTACTACTCCGTGTACCGCCTGTACATTGTGGTTAATCTGTTCTTGTTTTGCTACACCTACGCGGTTTAGTAGCGATTCTGCTGCTCTCAGGCGCAGGTCGTCTCCCCTGTCGGGTACGGGGTTATCTATTGTGTTGATTAGACGGTTTGCAGCCTTGAGAGCATTCACAGAAAGTATGTTTTTAGTACGTTCGATGATTTCATCTGCGAGAGATTGCTTTAACCAGCCTACAGAACCCCTAGAGTAGCCTGCTGCTATCGCAGCCTCTGATATATTGCCACCATTTTCAAACAGATTGTCCAGAAAACATACCTGTTGTTCTGTCAACTCGCGCTGTTTGCTTTGTCGAGGGAGTAAATTTACTTGATTCATGCTATTTCTCTGAAACATACAAAGAGCTACGACACTTTCTAGCCAAAAACATCCGTTTTTACTAAATATTTGTACTAAATGTGGGGAGATTCGCTAGTGAAATGCAACTCTTCACTGTTATAATACTGATACAACTAACTATTGTCAAGAAAAAAATAAAAATCGGGGGTGGGTGTCGTTTTGGGGTTGACAAAAACATACTTTGCCTGTACGATAAGGGTGTAACCCGCCGGGAGATATACCCCACTCTACAAAGGGGTATGTTTCAGGGGTACTAAAAGGGTATGTTTCTGGGTTACTGACGGGGTATGTTTTCGGACTACCCCTTTTTTCATATCAAAAATACAAAATCCACAAAAATATGTCGAGATTGCATAGCAAATGTACGGGGGGTGGCGTGTCCCTTGCGTGCGCCCACCCTGCAAATATTTTATTTAAGTATCGGTGATAGTTGCCGATGGCCTGCAATTCCCCGAAACATACCCCAAAGGGAATACCGCAAGGACTAACCGCAAGGATATCATGCGCCCGCGCCCATGTACGCGTTTTGTCATTTGTCATATTGGTTAACCCCCTACTGGTGACTGTTGATTTTACCATTACTAGCTAACCCGAACAGATAACCGCCCAGATTATCCCAACAATTCAAACCGCTAGGCATTTATCAGAATAACCATAGAAAAACCCCCACCAAGACTACACAAGGTGGGGGCTAGTATGTTTTTGGGTATGTTTCTTTATTCCTCGCTTTCTTCTACATACTCCGGCAGATAGTCGTATTCATCTGGCAATTGGTCTATCAGGTATTCATCCAGTATGTTTTGATCCATGATTATACCGCCTTTGCTAATAGCTGAAATTTAGGATTAGCCCTGCCTTTTCTCAGAGTTGCTATCTGGTGGCCTTCCTGCCTTAAAGCGTGGATATAGCTATAGATGGTAGGAATCATCAGGCCAGTTTCCCTTCTCAGCGTTTTAATGGTCACTGGATAGCCGCGCAATTCCAGAACATCCAAAACCTTATGATGCCCCTTTCTCAATTGCCTTTCATCTGCCCATTTAGAAACAGTGGCCTTATTCGCTTCGACAGTCTCTTTATTGATAGTGACGGCAGACTGTCCGAACATTTCCCACAAGATCAAATCGTGGTTTTCCAGTATCGCCTTCCGGATATTATCGGCCTGCTCTCTTTCTTTTCTGACAATCTTATTACGATCCAGAAGTTTATTATCAAAATCAATACTAGCCTGAATCAGATCATTATCAGCATTCAGGATATTGGTTTCGCTGTCCTGCAACAATATACAAGCGCTGGCGATATTCGATAAGTATGTTTTCATTTTTTCATTCATGGTATGTTTTCCTCTCTTCTACCAAGTTATAATGGCATAGACTATCAGGCATAACAGAATAGTCAATACCGTGCGATAAACAACGTAAAAAGCCTCTAGTTTATCATTCATTATGCCGCTACCCCTAAGCTTTCCAGATAACCCCAAGACGGACTGGATAGAACATTCCTAACTTGATTGGAACGGTCATATTCCGCCTTATATGCTACCTGATTAGAGCGCCCCTTTTCATCAGTATGAGTAGACCAGTGAGTAAGAGCATTATATCCAGCCCATAGCGTATGGCCTAAACTGGCAGTTTCTTCTTCAAACTGATCCATCAGGTAATTGAACAGCCCTTTATTATACTGATCTTCCTGTCCGGCTCTTGTTTTCTTGAAACATACAGTTTCTTTCAGTATTTGTGCGAATTGCTCATCTGATAAAGCAGTTGCCGCCCAGCGATCCATCAGTTCACGCTGGCTGGTAAACATATCAACAGATACCACCCCCTTTTCGATTAGCGCTTCAGGGGCTAGGTTTTTCGTATGTTTCTTTTTGGCATAAAAAGCCTTTTCACCACCAAACACGCAAGAGTTGCGGCACAAATCCCGATAAGCCCCAGAGAATAGTTGATAAGCCCAAGTCGCATTGACGCTGTTATATAAATCAATGCGAGGCGCTACACTATCCCCAGCTGTACGCGAACGAACATCTGCCCTCATGTCTGGAAATTCAATTGTACGGTGCGCCCTTGCCCCCTTATCAAAAATCCGGTCGGTTACTTTCATTCGCTCATTACCTAGCGAACTATTACGAATAGACCTAGCCAAATCTGAAAAGGTTACTTCATGCGGCACAAGGTTATAAGACTTTGAAACCACAAAGTCCAAAACGTCATGGGTGGCCTGATTATATAGGGCAAAATTCTTTTCCAGCTTTTCCATTTGTGATACGTCTGCAATCGGAACATCAGCATAAAGCGGTATCTTTTTGAAAACCGCCTTTTCCCGATATAAGCTTAAATCTTCCGGCTGGCTATGTTCATAGGTGATCCCCTCGAAGGATTCCCGAAAAGCGTTTACAGTTAAATCATTCATAGTATGTTTTCCCTTCTTACTATGGTTAGCGGATTATTCCGCCCTTTCATTTTAAGACACAAAACCCAGAAAAAGTAAAGTAAAAAAATGGGGTGCTGCCGAAACATACCTGAAACAGCAACACCCCTGCCATTTTGCGACTAGCCCCCGACTCTGCTAGCCGCCTGATAGCCCCGTAATAACCCGACGATTTAATTACAGACTATCCCAAAAATTTTAGTGTCGGCTGATTTGTCACGTTCTTTTAATGTGTCAAAAAGATTACCTGCTGTTCCGGTTGATGCCAGCATAGCGCACAATTGGCGCAATTACTAGCCGCCCCAGTTTGTTCTGGACAGATAAACGACTGGCCTTTTACAGGCTCGGCACGTTCGCGGGACATAGCCGCAAGCTGGATATCTTTTGCATCAGAAAAACGGACAACCCAGCGCTCTCCGAATCGCTTGTAATTATACATAAGCGCCTTGCCTATATCACTGGCTGGATTATAGCCAGTATAGCCCCAAACTGCCATATTATCATATTTGGTCATTAGTTTATGCCATAGCTTTACATATTGCACCGAATAAAAATCACCCAAAACATGAAGCCGGATAATAACGCTTTTATAAGTGGCGCATAGTTCTGCCACTTCCTGTTCTAGTTTGTTTTCAAGTTCCGCGCCATGCTGGAAGCGGTGGGCGAATGCCATATTATTACCGTAGCAATTATCCCAGTGATAGCAATCGCGGGGACAGGTCGCACGTTCTTCTAGAGTTAGCGTGAAAATAACAGCGCCCTTAAACTTGCCCTTTTTTATTATAGGTAGTTTTCCCTTATCTGCTATCTTATTATTTTTAGATTGCTTTAATACGTTTACGCTATCAGTGACAGGCCGCCTAGCGTTAGGGTACATGGTGACGGCTGGCTTATTCTTATCTGCTTTTCTCATGGTATGTTTTCCTCTACAAAATAAATGGCAAGGAAAGGCTAGCAGAAAAACAGCACATTATCAAGTTTTATTTTTTCTTAGATAAGAAACCCAACAAGGCTTGCACAATAAACGGTAATCCCAAAGAACAACAGAAGGGACAGCCCCGCACTCGCACCGTTCTGATTTTAATCTGGCTGATATTTCAGAATAGTTATAGTGTGGGGTTTTTGTCTTGTCTGCCATTTGTCTTGTCAGCGTTTGTCATTTGTCTTGTTTCAGATTTGTCGTGTGCAAAGTTTGTCATCCAACATTTAGCGCAGTAAAGTTTGTCTTGCTGGATGGCTACTGCAACAGCGCCACAGTCACACAGTTTTGGCGTGGACGTTACATACGACATGGCCTGACCTCTTGTATGATTTTGTCTTGTTTAGTGTACGATTTGCCGCAATTATAGCGGCCTCTTCTTTGTCTACTGCCCGTACGCAAATTGTCTTGCGTAAAGTTACAGACACTTCAACATAGTGTTTTTCAGTAAGGTGCGTTCCAAATTCAGATTTTGTTCTAGTTAAATCCTGCATTATTGCGCTCTTTCAAAAAAGCGTTCGGTAATCAGTTCGTTTACTACAGCTTGCGCTTGTGGATGGACGGGCAGTTTTCTGTGTCTTAATTCTTCAAGAAAATCGCCCACCGTCAATTCCATCACCTCTTCGGCTATCTGTTCCAGTGCCGCTTCATTTGCGTGATTACTCATACCTTATTGTCTCCAATCCTGTATAAAACATACCCGCCCCAGCGTTCACTCTTTCTTGTAAGTAGTTTAGCCAAGTTATTTGATTTGGTGTGGGTGGTTTGTCATGCTCCCACTCTTGGTCTTCCAGCATCATGCGATATTCGCGCAGGGCTTGGTTGTAAGTTATGCCAGTAGCTTTTACGGCAGGCTTGTTTTCTATGTACATACTAGCCGTCCTTCTTTTCTATCCAGATTTCTGGTATTTTACCTTCCAGAAGTGCTATCACATCTCTGGTACAAAAAGAAATGTTTTCGTAAACATCGTTCCAATCATGGTACTCGAACGGTTGCCACACGTTATCTTCAAAAAATTGCTGTAGCTTTTCTTCTTCCCACTCCGCCCAATCATACGGAAGATGTTCTGTCAGAAAGTTACCTGACATAATTGCGAATACTTTACTGTAGTTAATTTCTTTCATGCGAAAAGTACCTCTTCTACTTCACCGTTTGCGTCAAGTATCTTGACCCACTCTGTTGTTTCTATCCAAACTTTCGCACCACATGATAGCGGCTTATCTGGCGAATAGACCAAACGTCCTACCATAAATTCAGCGCCATGTCCAGTATAATTTTTGCCGCCACACTTTACAGACACAATAGGCTTGGTATCACCAGTCTTGCTGTTGTGCCGTATATTGTGCTGATTAACGTGTATTCTTTTAATTTTTCCCATCTTCTACTTCCTCTATTGTATCACCGTAAATCTGCCACTCTTCCTGACCTGTCTGGTCAAAATAAACCCAGCGAGTATCATTTCTCTGCGCTTTCTCGTACGCTTCTTCTGGACTTCTTGCTGTAACGTACGCATCCCAGAAAACATACTGCGTAGCTTTTACCTTGTATGTTTTGGGTGACAAGTCATCTGCAAGAAACCCTTTCAGTTGTTCTTCGGGATTTTCTAGTTTCAGAAAAAGTTCTTCAATCGCAGTGAAGTCACCATATTCTGAATCCAGTTTAATTTGGTTGACCACCTCTTTTAATAATTCTAGCTTAATTTCTTTCATTACCAAAGTCTCCTAAAATCGTCTACCTTTGTGTGTGCCACGCCTTCTTCGTCACGCCATATCTCGTAGGCAGTGCAGTGCCACTTGTCCTCTTCTTCACTGTACCAGAAGTTCAGGTCATAATCCAAGTATGCACAATGTTCTCCAGCATACAACGGTGTGTCGTTTACCTGTTGCCAATCATCTATCTCAGATATATCACCTGTCTCTAACACTTGGTCAAATATCCTGTATGATTCTGCCAGCAGATAGCCATGTGCAAACTCTGGTATGTGCAAGGTATCTTCCACGTTCCAATGTATAGGTTTTGTTACTGTAAATTTTCTATCAGTCATCTTCGCTCTCCTCTACTTCAAAGCAAAATACTACTCTGACTATGCCCTCGTCTTCTGACGCTATAAAATACTCTTCACACGGACAGTCGTGTAACCAGTCCATCAGTTCTTCTCTAGTAATCATGTTACAGCCTCAATTTCCAGATTTGTTGTGATTTCTGAATGGGAAGGCCATGCACCTACACATTCCCAGCCGATACTTTCTCTGTCATCAACGTAAGCCTGTTGCATTTCTTCTTTGATATCATCAGCAGACATACCCGTACAATCTAGTACCCATTCTTCAGTGTACTGCTTCATTACCTTTGCTCGTAATATTATTCTATGGTTTGAACGCATATCGTTTCCTCTCAATATCTACATTATTAGTTATCCATACAGGAAACTATTACGGATGTCAAGCACAAAAAAACAGAGCCGCCCCGAAAGACAGCCCTGCTATATAATTTGTTGCCCCCACCAGTATCTTTTCGCCATTTAATACTGGCAGGGGCTTGTGAC